CATCTCTGCCGCCGACTCCGGCATTTGATGGTCTTGATGCCTATGTGCAGGCGCAGAACACACAACCCACGCCCCGTCATCAAGCCGCACTGGAGATGGTCTTATTGCTGTTGGATACTCAACAGCGGACAGCATTCAACTATAATCAGATTGTTGCGCTGAGCCAAAAATGGGGTATGAACGCGCTCTTATCTGAATTGCCTGAAGAACAGCAAACCCAAGTCACGACGGCAATATCTATTATAGAGGGGGCCTGGACGCCAACAGCCACAGCAACGTCCATGCCGGTTATCGTGGCAAACACGGCGACGATAACCACGCAACCGGGGAATTGACATGGTTGCTCAGCAAAGCAGAAAAAAATGTCCTGTTTGCAACGGAACAGGTTGGATCACGGTTGTTAAATGTATTCGCTGTAATGGACTTGGCTATATTCCAAGAACACTTCAAGATCTTTTAGATGACTTGAGGGGAACCTGATATGAATCGCCTACTCACACTTTTTTTGCTCGCCTGCATCCCCGCCTGGGCCACTTATACGGCTCCGGAACTAGCTACGCCGTCCACGGGCACGATTGCGTTTCCGACGTCATCCACGGCGGCGGCAGTGGTTGGGTCCTCGTACACGGCGAGTGTGCCCGGCTACATTTGGGCCACGACGGAACTCTCGATTGCTAGTCCCGGTAGCACGGCGGACTCGATTACGCTGCAATTGAAACAGGTGGCGAATGTGCCCGCAACGCCCGTCACCTATACGGTAGTAGCTCCCATTACAGCCGTAAACACAGACACGGGCGGCGTGATTATCTCTGCCATTAAAATCGGGCCGCAAGTGATATTCGCGGAAGCCACTGACACCGTGCAGGTTTACGGCTATGATTCTTTGGGCCTCACCTGGACGTACCGCGTGATCTTCTCGGACCCCTCGTGGACGTCGGGTATGACCGGGAACACCGTACAGACCGGAGATAGCTATGCTCTTCTAGGTTCTACTGGATCGGGCCTCATGTCTTTGGCAAGCGCCGCTTTTGGAGCCTTATATACTCAGATAGGGACGCCTCAACAGGCCGGAAGCGCTGTGACGTTTCCGTCCGCCGCGACAATCAATTTTACCGGCTCGACCATGCCCGCGCCGTCTGGCATGGCTACGAGTGCAAACCAAACTACCATTATCAACGGCCAGGCGACCATCGAGGGCGATATTGCGGCCTTGAACAATGCGCCTCCGGCTCCCACGACGGCGCAAAGCACGGCGGCCTTCGAATCTGCCTTCGGTCAACCGGCCCACGCGGGCGATGCAATGACGCTCACGTCGCCATACGACGCTGCTAAGAACGCGGCAAGCCAATCGAGCGTGAATGCACTTGTCGCGCCCGACAACGCCCACATACTCGACATTTTCAATACCATCGGCGTCAACGGGGCGGGTCTCACGGACGTGCAGATTCACGGTACGCTCAAGCTGCTCGACAGCCTGAACAACGCGCCCGCGACTTCGCCGCCTACCGCGGCCACCATTGCCTTAGCCGTCTGGAACTCATTGACCAGCGCGGGGTATACATCGGGCAGTTTCGGTGCGGAACTGGAAGGCGGCGTGACCATTGATCCGAGCGTGTTCATTGCCGCTATGGAAGACTCGAACCCGCTTATGATGGCCATTGGCGGCGCGGCCAACACGGCGGTCACGGCGGCGCATGGGACGGGACTATACCTCAGTTCGCTCGGCCCCGGGCCGGTGAATGTCTATGCCGATCCGAAGCCGCAAGGATATGTCGGGCCGAATCAATACATGGGCTGGACGCCGCTAAAGGACAAGACAAACCTGGCGCACTTCCTCTATGGGGCCCGTTGCTCGATTTACACGGACGCGAATGGCCGGAACTGCATCGCGTATCAGGTGGACGATGCGTTCGGGAATCTGCCGTTGCCGTTCCGTCTGCCCGCAAACGCTACGCTCTATTACGAGTGGAGTTTGCCCGGATACACGTTCAACCCGCCCACGGCGTTCACCGTGGGATCGGGAAGTTAACACGCCATTATATACGACCCGGTACAGTCCCGCATCCTGGAACCATGACAGGATTGTACAGGCGAGATCCGATTGTGTTGCGGCGGGCAAACGCGCCCATGCCCGGAGATACTATGGCGAGGCCCTCCTACACGGACGCGCCCCAGTTGGCGCACGTGGTCGAGGGGACGGCCATGCTCCAGAACGAGGCCGGCAACATCGTCGTGGCCAAGCCGTCCTACGCAATCTTAGCCCCAAACCAGACGCGCCCAACCCATTCGGACCTGTTGACTTACAAAGACAAGGACTATTCGATTGTGGGAGTCGAAGACAAGAAATCCTTTTCGCGCATCCTATGGTACAAGGTCATTTTTCAATGAGCTTTGAAATGGATTTTAACCTGTTTAGTCGAGGCCTGAACCTCGCGGACGCCAATATCCGGAAAGCCGCCGAGTCGGGCGTGGCCTTGGCCGGTATCCGGCTTCGTCGCGATTCGGTCATGGAAGTCCCAAAGGTCCCGCTTGACGAAGGCACGCTTCGCGGCAGCGGCAGTGTGTTTGTGAATGGCGTCCTGAAAGAAACTGCGCCTAACGTTGGCGGTAACCCGACGCCAGCGGATACGTGCAACGAGGGCTTTGACGCGGACTCAATTACCGCCCTTGTCGGATACAACACGCCCTATGCTGAGCGATTACACGAACATCCGGAGTTCCATTTCGGGATCACGCGCGCGCGCAAGAACATGCGGAAACTGGGCAAGCGGGCTCGGGCGCAACGCGGCCCGAACGCCCTCGAGGCCGACGCGGCCGCCTTCGGGACCGGCGCGAAATACCTGGAACGGCCTCTGTCACAGAATCGGGAACGGTACATGGGCATCGCGGCGGCGGAAATCGAGCGCGCGATGGGTCGGGGCGGCAATGCTTAAAGCATTCACAAGCTGGCTTGCGGGCGGCGGAGGACCGGGCGGCCTGACCGTCAACGTCAACCTGTTTATCGGCTCCCGGCCCGTGGAAGGCACGCCAGATCTAGCTACAACCATCCTCGAGCGGATCGGCGCGAGGCCGAATGAAAGCATCCCGGCAATCCGTGAGATCTATTTCGAACTCTACACGACGGGCGCCCTTGACGATTACTGGGGTCCGCGCATCGAGAACGCGCGCCTGTTTGAGTGGCTCATTAAGCGCGAGAACCATGCCGGCGTGCTCATTGGCTCTTCCGGTGATTTCTGGACCGTCTGCGATATTCTTGGTACAGCCCCGCAATATAAAGGATTGGATGCGAAAGACCGAACGATCATCGGTTGTAACCTACAGATTTACGCTCGAAAGGAGAGCTGAACATGCCAAACACGCCATCAACAATTTTCGGAAATACAGACATGGGGCCCGCCTATATTTATTCGTATGGGACTGGAGCCGGTGGAGCTGACACGCTCGTCGGCGAGACGTTCGGGGGCTTCACGCTGACCCAAGACATGACCACGCAGGCCGCAATGCGGGATTCAAACGGCGAGGATGCCTCAGACCTGTACGTCGTTGCGCAACCCTCTGAAGTGGATGCGCCATTCACCGCGATGGGACTTTCTCTCCTGTTTGGCGTCATACCCGGCTGCACGATTGACGCGAACAAAGTTCAGATCCAGGTCAACAGCCTGATTGGCCAGGGTCTTCGCCAGTTTGCGAAAACCTACGTCATCAAACAGTTCGTGTCCGGAGTGCCCACCACGAACAAGTCCGATTGGGTCTGGCTTCCATTGGCCGTTCCGATTCCCCAGGTGAAATTGGCGATCAAGGTCAAAGAACAGAAAGTGTGGATGATCAAGTACCACTGTTTCAAGCCGACCGCGGCAGACGTTGCCACGGGCGGCGTGCTGGCCGGCAAAGGTTTTGCGGCCGGCGTTGCAATCCAATACGGTTCCACGACCGTCTAACACAGTTCCCAAGGTTCGGACAGAGACGCGCGGGTTCCTTGTAAACTCCTTACCGCGCGTCCTGTCCTGCTTAAACAAGGAGAGCAAATCGAATGCCCAGTTATACGCCTTCCCCGAAAGTCATTGCGAGCTTGGCGGAACCGCTCGAATTCCCACTGAAAGGGCGCACGTTCTCGCTGGCAGTCATCCCCACCAGCTATTACGCCCAATCAAGCCGGAACGTTGCGCAAAACCCGCAGGAATACCTCGAGTATTGCGAGACCCAGGCCCGGCGCGCGCAACGGCCGTTCAATGAGGGCGAGATTGCCGCGGCAATGGTCAAGTGGAAATATATTCAGCAGACCATCACCGACAAGGACCGGACGGATATTTTCGCCGCGCAACTGCGGGCGCTCATTGGCGACGCCGCTTATGACGAGTTGGCGCCGTTCGACGGCCGCGAAGCGATCCCACTGTTGAAATGGGTGAATGAACAATTGTCGGCCGGTTTCGAGGAAGACGAGGAAAAAAACGCCTAATCGGGCAATTGTCCCGGATCATGGAGGTCTATCCGGGCCAGTGGACCTATTCGGAGTTGCTGAACATGGACGTGCGCGAACTTCGATGCTGGACCCGTGAAGCCGGGCGCGTCCTGGCCCGAAGACAGATTGACGCCATTTATGCCGCCGCTTGCGGGTTTGGCGGGGGCGGAGACACCTACATGGAGGCGCTCGAACAGGTCGTGAAAGGCGAAATGTAAAATGGGCACGTTTGACGTCGGCGCGATCACCGCGCAACTGTCCCTCAAAATGGACGGCTGGAACGCTTCCATGCGCAACGTCCAAAAAGACGTGCTGGCCACCAAAAACAGCATGGCCACGTTCACCCAAGCCATTCAACAAAGCCAAAAGTCCGCGCAGGACATTACCGGGCATCTCAACACAATGTCGCAAACCCTCTTGCGCATCGAGGCAAACGGCAAAAAGGCCGGAGCCGGCGTTAAAGAGGGCGCCGAAAACGCCAAGGCCGGATTAAAGGATGTGACGACGCAGGTCGATCTTTGGGGCGCCGCCATGAAACTGGTCATCCCAATTATCTCGTCGTTGGCGGGCGGATTTGGCATCGCCATGATGGTCCGGAGCGCGGCCATGGGCGTTAACCAATATGACATGGGCCTGCGTAACCTTCAAACCTCGACGGGGCTGACAGGCACCGCGCTGGACTCGCTGCAAACCAGTTACAGCCGCGTCATGCAAAACACGTCCGCGCAACCATCGACGGTATCGGATGTCATGGCCACGCTGACGCAGCGCACCACGCTGACTGGCCCCGCGCTCGAAAAGCTGGCCAACGATCTGGCGCGGATCGACGAGGTGTCTAAAGATACCGGTGAGGAACTCGCCAAGACGTTAACGGAACTGACCGCGACGTGGGACGTGAAACCTCAACAGATTAGCCATACGCTTGATCATCTTTTTACCACGTTCCAGAAAACCGGAACGAGCATGTCCGAAGTGGCGAATCAAGTAGCCAATTTCTCGCCGATATTCCAAGGTCTCGGCATGGGAATGAACAGCGCCATCGCATTCTTCGGTGCCCTTGACGCCCGTGGCCACATGGCCACGCGCACATTAATGGGCTTGCAAATGGGCATGGCCCGGTTGACGGAAAACGCCGAAAAACTGGGATCAAGCGCCGATGTCTCAAAGGACCTTCGCGAGTTTGTCGATCTTGTGAAACAGCTTCCCGATGCCGAGGCGCGGGCATTGGCCATTGATTTCGCCGGGCCCCGCGCGGGCATACAGTTGCTCAAAGCGATCAAGGACGGCTTGTATGACTCCGCAATTGAGGCCGGAAAACTGAACGATGAACAAGACAAAATGCGGGATGCGCTTGGGGACACCGACAGTGACATTAGCGAATTGATTGATAAGACGGAAACATGGGGGCAGGCGCTTCATAAGGTATGGAACGAAGCAGTTGGCGTCATGTCGGTACTGAGCAAGCCATTACAATTTCAGAATCTCAAAAACTTGTTGGGATTTGAGACGCCTGAACACAAAGTTGCGAGCGAAAAAGAAAGAAGACGTATTGATGCCATGATTCCAGAAGATATAAAGGGAACAATGCCGCGGACAGAGCTTCCGTGGCCGCCCGGAGTATCCGTCGCCGAAAAATCCGCCGCAGACTTTGCCACAGAGCTTCCGTGGCCGCCCGGAGTATCCCTCGCCGAAAAATCCGCCGCAGACTTTGCCGCAGAACTTGCCCCAAGTTTTGCCGGGGCGTTAGGCGCGCCTCCTCCCGGCCCGGAGAAATGGGAAAAGCTAACGGCGGCACAGCAGCGCGATCTTGAACGCAGAAAAGCCGCCTTAGAAAGAAAACTTCATCCGAAAGCGGGCGGCGCGGAACACGAACTACCCGGAGAGAAGCTATGGGAGAACATGGTTCCCGCCTTGGACATCCCCGGTCTGGACAAAACGCATCTGCTCGAGGCCGGCAAAGAGATCGGCGAGCTGAAGAAGAATCTCACGGAACTTGCCGAGGCCGGTCATGTCGGGCCGCAGGTGGACAGCCTGCTCGCCGTGGGGTTTTGGGAAAAGATCAAAGAATGGGGAACCGAAAACATCAACGCCGTGACTGCGGCCCTGGGCCGGGCGCAACCGGCTGTCTCCAAATTTGTGCAGGGCTTGGCACAAGAGGCTAAAGACCTCGATGCCGCGCGCAAAGTCGTTGATAAAGCCGCGCAAGAGTTCGAGGCGTTCGCGACTGGGCTTATGTCTTCGCTCGAAAAGATGGACGCTGTCCATGCCAAGCTAACAGGAAGCGAGGCGCTCAAAGAGGGACATGGGGACATTTCGTCCGAATCGGCCTACGCGCGTTATTCGAAAGAAAGCGGCCAATGGTCCGAAGGCACAGGCGCAATGGTGTCTCACGGGCTAATTGAACAATTCCAGGGGATGCCCGACGCGATACAGAAGAGCCGGGACGCCTTGAAGGAACTCGATCCGGAAATGGCCGGGGCTTACTTCAAAGAGGCGAAGAAGCAGCTTGATGCCCTGATTGAAGATATGCGGACAGAGTTTCCGGAGGCCGCGGAAGTCCTCGATCAAATCGAGGAAAAGGCTTTCGACACCAAAAAACAGCAAGACTGGGCGGCCGGCTTCGACAAAATTGCGCAAACTAGAGGCGGCACGGACGCCCGCTCGAGGGCGGCGCAAAGAAGTCGCGCGGGGCTGCAAGGCTTAATGGGGGCAGCCTCAACGGGCGTCAAGGCGTTTAACACCGACGTCGACGAATACGACGCGGAAGGAAATGAGCGGTCCAGTTTTGCGGTCGGCGCGGACAAGGTAGCCAAATATGGCGAGACGGTTGCGCAGGCCGGAAACGCCCTGGCCGATACGCAGAAAAAAGGCAGCGGCGCCCAAAAAGCCATTGCTTCGCTCTCGGATTCCATGCAGGCCGGGGCGGACGTCATTTCCGGCAACTATGTCGGCGCGGTGACCAGCGCGGTTAGCGCCCTCGGCTCGCTGATGACTACGGCCCCGCACTTAATCGAAGGCATGGCCCGCGTCAAGGACGAGGTGATTAAGGACCTCGGCAAATGGTCCGAAGAGATCACCTCCACCATTGTGGACACGTTCAAGACGGGCCAGATCAAGGTGGGCCAGCTTGCGAACGAAATAATCACGGACATTGCGAACATCGTTGTCGAATGGGAAGTAGTCGAGCCGATCATGAAAGCCATGGGCATTCCCGCGAAATACATCAACCCGCAATGGTCGGGCGGCGGCGGCAGCGGGGTTTCGCCATCGTGGATGGGGAACGTCTTCGATGCGGGCCGGATGGTCGCGTTCGCTGCGGGCGGCGTCGTCATGGGCCCCCACGTCGCGCCTATGGCATCTTTCGGAGAACGCGGTCCCGAGGCGATCATGCCCCTGGGCCGCTTGCCGGGCGGCGACCTGGGCGTCAAAACGAACGGAGTGGGAGCGTCCCCGCTCAACGTCCATATCAACGATTACCGCACGAACGGCGCGCCGGTCGAGGTGAACCATTCTGTCGCGCAAGATGGCACGCGCCAACTCGAATTGCATATCCGCGACGCCTCAACGACGGTCGGATACCAGGGCGGACATGATGGGTGGATGCGCGATCGATACGGGATTATGCCCGTGGGGGCGGTCTAGTGGCTTCCTACACTCTCACCTATTCCGCCGGATTAAACGGTACAATCACGGGAACGACGCCGCAAACGGTGACATCCGGCGCTGACGGCTCAACCGTAACGGCGGTCCCGAATTCCGGATACCAGTTTGTTCAATGGAGCGACGCCTCAACACAGAACCCGCGCACCGACTTGGCGGTTTCAGCCAATATTTCCGTGACGGCCAGCTTTGCGGTTATCGTTGCCACGTGGCCGGTGACCTGCATTGATGGCAATCCGTTTCCTCAACTGCCGTTTGTCGGCCTTTCGGGAACCCAACAGCCCAATACTGTCGTTTTTATCCCGGACGCCGGGCCGCCAATGGTCCGGCGACGCTCTACCAAAAGCCGGACATTTTTGACCACGCCCTTGGAAATGAACGGAAATCAGGCGCAAACTTTTTGGGCCTGGTTTGATAACACCTTACTCTCCGGCACGTTGCCGTTCACCTGGAACGATTTTTTTACGGGCGCTTCGGTTACGCTTCGGTTTGCCTGTGACGAGAAATCCGTTAAGGTCCCGAAATTCGAGTTGACCATCGGATCAGCCGATCCGTTTGTACGGAAATATCGGGCTACGCTCGAGTTGGAGTATGCCTGATGCCGCGCGTTTTTACGCCTCAAACAAACGCCGAGCTTCTCGAAGAGCCGACCGGCCTGCAATGGGTCTGGGTAGCCGCGATTGTCCCGCCGACAATTGGCGGCGTGACGCCAGCCACGCTCTATATCGCCGACAACTTCGAAGACTTTTATGTTCTGGCAAATCGCTGCGTGGGCATCGGGTTTCAGTGGACGCCGCCCGAAGACCGTCAAGACGGCATGCCCACGGGCCAGATCATCATTCCCAACGTCAACCAATGGCTGACACCTTTGATCCGCAACGCGCCCCCGGCCTATCCGGACCCGCCGTCAGGACAAGCGGGCGTCGATCCGACCGGCTGGTTTTATGCAACGATTTACAAAATGTCCGCGGGCGATTCGGGCGATACCTATTCGCCCGCGCGGGATTCGAACATTCCCAAATTCGATTATATCGAAGAGATAGTCGGCCCTTACCAGTTGCGGGCCGTTCAGTATGACGCTGAAAAAGTGCAGGCAGTTCTGACACGCGAATACATCGACGCAAACCCGTTGCAGGCCGATACCTTTGATCCGTTCAACTTCCCGGCGCTTTCGTAGGAGAAAACAATGCCCATCCCGATGTGGTCCCGAAAATATGTGGGCATTCCTTATGTGCCGCATGGCCGGGATTTTCAGGGCGTGGACTGTTACGGTCTTTTGCGGCTCGTGTTTCGTCAGGAGTTTGGCGCGGAAATTCCTGAGTACGTTTATGACGACGCCACGGTACCAGATGCTTTCGAGGCCGGCCTAAACGACTCTTGCTGGTCGCTGGTCGCCGCCGAACAGTTGGGCGACGTGATTTTGCTGACGGTGAAAGGCAAGCCATTCCATTGCGGGCTTGTGCTTGAGCCGGGCCGTATGCTTCACGTTACGCGACTGGGCTATAGCGCGTGTATTGAACGGTACGATTCGCCGCGTTGGGCAAACCGCGTTCGAGGATTTTACCGGCACAAGGGGTTTCTCGCGGGATGAACAATCTCGGCCAAAAAGTTCGAGTCCGCGCCGGGTCGCTCATTTTCCCCGATGCCCGTGCCATCCTTGACGTCGACGCGGGGCCGTCTATCGCGGCAATCATCGAGCGGGCATTTCCTGGGACGAAAGGCCGATACCGTGAGTATGCGCGCGTCTGGCTAAACGGCACTCTCGTTCCCCGTGTTTGCTGGCGGTACGTTAAACCAAAACCGGGCGCGCTGGTCAACATCGGCATCGCGCCTGCGGGCACGACCGATCTTGCACAAGCCGCCCGGACAGCCATTGGCACCGGCGTAACGTTGGCTGGCTCGGCTCTTGGCGGTCCCTTGGGCGCCATTGCCGGGTCAGTAGTTGCGCCGTGGATTGCCAACCTGATTCCCGTCCCGACATACTCAGACATCCCGAAACGGTACGCACTCACAAACGCCTCGAATGCCAATACGAAATACAACCCAATCCCGAAAGTCTACGGACGGATGCGCGTGTTCCCGCGTTTGGCCGCGCCGCCGTATACGTACTGGAACGCGGGCGGCACGCAACAGAGCATTCGGGCCGTCTATGTGGTCGGATACGGGCCGCTGGCCCTGTCTGATATTCGTATCGGCGCAAATTCCGTGGGCGATTTCGACATGCCGATCACGGTACAAACCGAGAACGACGCCAACAATCCGGGCCGGAAAATCACGTTATACGGTCAAGACGGGGACGTGTTCGAGCAGCAAGTGAACAAGCCGCTCGAATATTCGTCAAGCTGGTATCCAAACACTGTCGTTTCACCGACCGGCCTTCTCAACAGCGGCCAATGCGTCGTGATCTGCCAGTGTAAAAACGACGGCGGTAACGGGCAATGGTCATTGGATGCGGGCCAATGGCAAAACTCGCAAGCGACCTTGATGAACGTGGCCGCGGGCGGGATCACGTGGCATACCATCCAATTTCAGTTGCAGCCCGGCGCGCCCACCGCGGGAATCACGATTCCCGGAGACGTGTATTTCGATGGGATTAGCCAAGGCATGATGCAATCGAACACGACCTACGTGCTCGTGGCCGATTTCGCAACAGGGACCGTGACGGTCTATACCGCCCCGGCCTCGGCTTGGTTGAACGAATCAGAAACCATATGGTCCATCAAAAACCCATTTTCTTCCTATGACGCTCCGTATGGCTATTACTATATTAACGTGCAGTCATTCACGACGGCGACCACGTGGGGCGCGGTGCCGTATGGTTCACCCAACCAACCCGGACTAGTGAAAGCATCCGGATTTTCAATTGACCTCAATTTCCCGGACGGCCTCTATATGTCTGACGGCAGCGAAGGCAATCACGTCAATTTTGCCGTCCGTTGGCGGATGCTCGGCCAGAGCGGGCCGTCTTCATGGAACGCCTTTGTTCCCGGCTCATTCTTGCCCGGCAAGTTCAATTTGATTCCCGCCGATTGGATCAATGCGCTCACCTCGCTCAATAATCAGATCACAGCCCTGAAAAACAATGTGGAAGCGATCTTGACCGGGGAACAAATAGTGGTGTCTGCTCTATTACCCGCGCCCACTTTGGCGGCGGTGAGCGCGGCGCAAAGCACGATCAACAATCCCGGATTCACCCCGACAACCGACCAGCAAACCGTCATGACGAACGCCACGTCTAACCTTTCGTGGCTGACGAACTTCCTTCAAAACACCGCAATCCCAATCACGTCCCAAGCCTATGACGGCATCAGCCAGATTAACGACGACTTGAGCGGCGTAATCAACGTGCTCAACGTGGTCAACGCGGTGGCGAATTTCTTCAATACAATCTCAACAGCGGCAGGCGGCGTGTATCAGGGCGAATACCCCGTGCTCTCGGACCTCGCTCAGTTTATTTATGGTATCGATCCCGGATTTCAGTTGGCCTGGACGTTCATTCCCGCACCCGCCGGTCAGTTTCTAGTCAGCACGGACGGACACGGTAAATCGCCGTTCACCGTCTCAATTGCCATGAATTTTCCCGTTGTGGCCGGGGCATCAGGCCAATACGAAGTTCAGATCATGCGGGCCTCGAGCAAGGGGAAGCAACCGAATAACGGCCCCGTCGTGTTTCAGGGCGAAGTCACCGAACAAGATCCGGATCAAAGCCAGAGCCAAGTGAATGTGGCCGTGTTCCGGACTACTTTCGAGAGCACGACTTGGATTAGCCCGCAACTTCGCGCCAAGGTCTGTTTGCTGGCCCTGGACGTTCCCGCCACAGACCAGTTGACCGGCACGCTCGACGGGGTGAACTGTATCGCCGAGGCCATTATCCCTTATGCGGCGCCGGACCCGCTCACCCCGACCGGCTACCGATGGACGCAGCCCCGCCGGATAACGACTGCAAACGGAGCGTTCTTCGGGGACGCCAACGGCTATCCAACTGCCTCGAATCCGGTCTGGTGTGCGTGCGATGCGCGCCGAGGAATTCAGGCGCGCAACCCGGCGCCGGATACCAATTTCGATTATCCGACGCTGGCGGCCCTTGCTGCCCAGGTTGCAGGACCTTTCCGCGAACCGGGCCGAACCATTCCGCGTGGCGCTTGGTATTTCGACATGTATTATCCGGACGCGCCTCGCATTGACACCGTGATAGACGATGCGTGCCGGGCCATGAAAGCGATGCGTCACGACCGCGATGGCAAGTTCTCGATTATCGCCGACAGCATCGGCTCCGGCGTGCCCGTGGCCCTGTTGACCATGCGCGATTCGCGCGGGTTCACCGCCACAAAGAGCATGGCGCCGCTGCCCCATGCACTCAAAATCACCTATATCAACGCCGACGATATGACGCGCGTGCCCACGTCGGACGGCTATGGCCGCGGCTACAACCCCGACGTTTGGTGGGTATACCAGGACGGCTACGGACCCCCCGGAGGCATAAATCCGACCATCGTACAATCGCTCGAAGTGAAAGGCGTTATCGATTCGCCCAATCCGTCCAGCCCGTTTCATACGGGCCAGGTTTACCGTTGGGGCCGGTATCTGCTGGCCTGCATGAAGTTGCGGCCCGAAGTCTACAAGGTCCAGCAGTCCTGGAAAGCCTGCACTTACGAGCGCGGGGATCTCGTCGAGGTCCAATACGATGTGACCTTGTGGGGCATGGGAACCGCCAAAGTCGTGAGCTTGACCTCGTCAGACCCATTCATCGTCACCTTCGATGACGACGTGAGCCAATGGGACTGGAACATGGTCAAGGCCGTCAGCATCTATACTGTGGCCGGCGTCGAAACAATGCCCGCCTTCTATGACCCATCTCTCGGCATCAATTCTGTCCGCGTTTTGCCGTCCGCTTCGGACCCGAGTCTAGCGAACGTGGCCGCGGGCAATCTTGCGGCCTTCGGCACGAATGCGCTGTGCATCGTGAAAGAGATCCGGTCCGGACCAAACCGTGACAGCGCCGAAGTCACACTCGTGGACTACGCGCCCGAAGTCCACAACTCGGACATCGAAACCATCCCGACATACAACGCCGGGATCACGTTGCCATACACTCCAACGCAACAACCGCCGCCCGCGCCGTTCATCATGGGTATCGTGGCTGATGACCGAGCATTGTTCATCGCGGCGGACGGCACGGTCCAGGCCCAAATCCAACTGAATATCACGCTGCCGACCGGCACGACCGCCGCCGAAAAACAGGCCGCGCACAATGTGACCGGCATTCAAGCGCAGTACCGGCCCGCGATTGCGCCCTCGAGCAACCACGCCTGGACGAACATTGGCCCGTTCACACGAGACCTCACGACGATCTATATTCAGCCGGTGACTTCGGGTCAGTCCTATGACGTGCGGATACGCAGCGTGACAAACCTCGGCCTTCCTTCGGCATGGACTACGCAATATGCCGTTTACGTCGAGGGCAAGCTGGAACCGCCGCCAGACCCCTACAACTTGGCATGGAACGGGACCACGCTCACTTGGTCATGCGTCACGCCGCTCGATTTCGCCGGATTCGAGATCCGCGTCCAGGGCGGTCAAGGCGGCGACTGGGATTCGGCGGCCTCGGCCCATGACGGGCTTGTAACGGCTGCCTCTTTTGACGTGAGCAACTATGAGGCAGGCACCTGGACTTTCTTTGTCCGGGCAGTCAATACGAGCAGAATATATTCCGTCAATTCTGCGCAGATTACGAAAACGCTCGTTTCGACAGGCCCTCTAATTCAAACTATTGATCTGCCAACCCATCTCGAAGCGAGTTTTTGGAATATGACGCTTGCGGGAACCACGTTTTCAGCGAACGCCGTTGGTGATCCGACAACTGAGCCTTGTCTGATTCCTGGTGAACCGGCCTATCCCGCAAGCGGGCCAGTCATGGGGCGATTGTATCCCAAGGCGTTGGTTGAACTCGATATTGAGGACATGGTTTCCTGCTTCGCAGGCTCATATTTGTATGTCATTTGCGCGGCCATTGGCGAGTTGTGGGGAATCGAGTACAAGAACCGCGATTCGGAACTTTGGCAAGTGCCTGGCGGCGTTCCGCGCGTTGCAATCACCGGAACACTTTCACCGGACGCCACGGGATCTTACTCAAACGCAACAGGCGCTTGGACAAATGGCACCTATTACATTTGGTGGGATGCGTTTAATTGTCTTTGGGTTTTGAGCACGGCAAATGCAACCTACGGAACCTACTGGAGTTCCCCAACGTTCTGTGGGCCATATTCACCGGCCGGCTGTCTATCGCCGACAGACAGAAGCGCGGAAGTCAGCACCGCGACAGGAACTGCAACGGTCAGTCTAATTCAGGTCACCGGCAATATATGGCCGTCGGATCTTTCGCAGGCGTTCTGGCCCTTCGACTTCATTCCTGATGCCCTCGATCACTTGGTGGCCTGGGTTCCATACAAAGGCAAAATCGTGTTGCCGAAATCGGGGTATTGTCCCCGATATTGTTTTCGACTAATTGCCCAGCCATCGAACACGCAGTTTGTGGTCACCGCTTTCAATGTGTATCTTGGCGCCGTTGTCTTGCAGGAAACAAATGTGGCCATTATCGCAAATCACGGTTCGACACCCCTATCGCTTGCTCAGATTTTCACACAGCTTTTGCAGGTGACCGCCGTCTGTACAACCTCCGGCAACACGGCCGTAGTGACTATTTCCGGCGGTAGCGCGACCGTGCAGGTTTTCAGTGCGTCATCCGTGCAAGTTGGTGACTCAATTACTTTTACGGCTATTGGCTATTAGGAGAAAATCATGCCATTTCCAGCACCAGGAACTTTCGCGCCCTCACCCCTGACGGCGCTGACGCCGGCCCAGCTTTCTTCCGGTCTTGAAGCGATGAACGCCGCGGCGCAACAGTTGCCGGGCGGCGGCCCCCCGGCCCTGATTGCCCTGGCCAGTCACGTGCTCGTCCCGACAAGCCCGGCCCCGTGGCTTATCGAGGTGGATTCGGAAGGGGGCACGGGTACAGATTATGTGAACACGATCCAGAATACCCAATATCCGCCCGGTTCGATCATCTGCCTGATTCCCGCTAACTATCCCGCGCACACAATCACGGTCAAGAATATGGCGGGAGGCGTGGGACAAATTCACCTGTCCCTCGAAACGGACCTTGTTCTGAATGGCCCGTTGTTGTCGTTGCTGTTGTTCGAGAACTACGGGATTTGGCAACAGCTCGTGATCCCTCAAAACATGGCCACAATCAACGCTTTGACCGCGCAGTTCGCGCTTTTCCAGTGGTTCCTGAACCAACTGGCGGGCGGCACGGACGGCGTGTATCAGCTCGCAGGCGCTTCGGGCGCGTCCAGTTTTGCCTGCACCGTCAACGACAGCATGACGGTCACCGTGGCTTCGGGCGCTCTCTTTGCAGCCGCCGTGCTTTACGCATGGACCGGGCCGGGAAGCGTGACGTTCACCGCGCCGGCCACACATCCCCGCGTGGACCTGATAACCTACGTTCTCGCGACCGGCGCGGTTCATTCGGTGACCGGCGTCGAGCAGGCGCTCCTCACGCCGTCGAACATGGCCACCTACACGCCGGCAACGCCCGCCGGCGAAGTGCTGCTCGCAACAGTATTTTTACGGCCCGGCTCCTCGATGATTCGGTCGGCCAACGATAACAGTAATGGGTTTGTCACGGACGCGCGGACGTTCGTTAACGCATAAGGAGAATTTTGATGCCATTTTCATTTCCGGGGCCACCGCCCATCGATAACGGCGACATGTCCGCCGCGAGTCACAAGACATGGCTCGAAAACTTTCTGATAGCCGTCCAGCGGTTGCAGGCTATCTGTTGGTTTGGCATCTCTGGCGGCGACACAAAGCCTCCGACCTATGTTATTGCCGGGCTGAACGCCCTTGCGCAAGGCACGCCAAACATGACGGTCCAGGTCCAAGCCGGCGCGGGGTTTGTCCAATTTTGTCCGGTCTTTCAACTTGCCGCGGCTTCGACAAGTCCCGCATGGACGGCGCCTGTGTCCGCGGCCCGCATTGATGCGGTCTGGCTGGACGGCTATACCATGACGCCCCAGTATAGCCTCGGGTCCGAATCCACACCGACCGTTCCGGCCTCCGTTCCCGTCAACGGTCTTTTGCTGGCCCATATTCACCACAAAGTCGGCGAGACCGCCATTGTCAATGCAAACAGCTCGAACGCCGATCCGGGCGGCTCAAATGGTTGGATAGAAGACGTGCGGGTTCTGTGATCGATCTTTGCCGAGGCCGGTACAAAGGCGCAAAGTGATTTTAGATTTCGCGGGTCCACCCGCTAATAAAAAAACTTTACAGGAGACTTACCATGCGAAAAGGATTGATACTCGGAATTTGCATCATGCTTGTGGCGGTTGCCGCCACCGGCGCCGTCTACACGGGGGCCGTCAGTTACAAGGCCTTATACGTGGGGACTTCGAACGCCCTCAAGATCGACAACGCCGGGGATCTGGCTACGACCGGCGCGATCTCGGCGGCGTCCGAGACCTTGGCAACGCCGCTGCCTTTGACGTCGGGCGGCACGGGCGCGAGCACGGCGGCAACGGCACAGACGGATTTAGGCCTGGGGACAATGGCCACGCAGAATGCCAGTAACGTTGCGATTACGGGCGGCTCGGCAACCCTCACAACGCCGCTCCCTCTGGCGAGCGGCGGGACAGGCGCAAGTACAATAGTGAATGCACGCTTAGGTCTTGAGCTTGGTTCCATTGCCGTTCTGAACAGTCCTTTATCTATTGCGAACGGGGGGACAGGGGGAACTACGGCACCATTGGCGCTCTCGGCTCTCCATGCTCAACCGCAGCAAACGCAAAAAATGGGTGCGCAAAATGAAACTTTCCCTGACGTATCAAATATTGCTACTTATACTGTTAATCCGACATCAACGCCAGGCCATAATATTACTGGGTTTACAGCCAATGAATACGGATGGGGAAACGGACCGGCCATTGGTATTTTTGTAATCGTGGGTCAAAACTCGAATGTGAATGTCGTGCCAGATGGGGTAATCTTGGTCATGGCGGGTAATTGGAATGCAGCACCTGGCCATACGCTTACGTTAGCGTTTGGATATACGCCTGGCTTATCAAGCGCATGGTACGAGGTCTGCCGAACCTAATGGCCACTCTTGAACAATGCGTTGACGCCGGCGTCGCGCTCCTGGCCCCCATCAAGCGCGTGTGCGCGGTTTTCCCCGATCCGGACAGCGGTGAGATCCTCTTGCTTTACACGGCGGCGGTTGAAAACGATTGTCTCCCCGACCGTCAGCGAGGCGAGAACGGGCAGCCACTTCCGGATTTCATCGGGGCCTATGGCGTCTGCCAGCAGGAGTTGCCGAGCATTGCAGCGGGGCTGAAAGGCGAGGAGCAGTTCCTCGCATGCCTGACGCCTGAAGAACGCGCGGCCTGGACCTCGGCCACGCCGGAAAGCATGGCGTTGATGCTTTCCGACCCGAAGAACAACGTCTTCTCGATTCTCGGCTGCCGGTTTCACTACTGGAATTCGCCGGGGCCGCTGCCAGTGCCGACAGATTTTGAGGGCATGTGGGACTATTATCACATTTATTATAATTCTATAAATGGTGCCACCACATTTACAGAATGGCAAAATTCGATAGCGCGATTAGTTTTGCCAATCCTGGCTCGCGTTGCTTTCTCACAAATTTCTTGACTTTTCACTCAGCAACTGCTAAGCTAGAAATGCGATGATAGACTCAGTTCAAATATCACCTTTCAAAGTCCCGGCGCGGACTGGACACAACACCTTCAGGCTGTTTCTGTCATCGCACAGTTCGCGCCGACTTCTTTTCGATTTCGTAGGAGGTTGTTCAAATGGCGAAGGCAGGCCAATTCACGAAAGGCGGGGGCCGTTCGATTAAGCGGCCCGGCGGCAAAGGCGGCGTGGTCCACGTCGGCGGCAAGAAGAAATGATCTGGCCCTGGACGCCGTTTTTCAACCGGCTGGCCCGGTTGCGGCTGCCGGCAGTCCGGCGCGAGCTGGGCTACGGAATGGTTCTGAGCGGCGCATGTGCGCTGCTCGGTTATGCGGCATGTCTGTTCACGCGGGAAGTAGCGACATGAAGTGGAAAAAATCCAAGTGGATTGTGACGCGAAATTGAATAGTATTATGAAGGCTAGCGGATCGGGCAACGTGAGCGCATTATTTTGACCCTGAGCGAGTCCGGAATCAATCAGGTGAGTCTAACGTGCTGGAGCAATGCCGTAGAGTTGAGGGCAACAATTGGCCGCGTGAACCCTTCGCCTCTCCAAAGAAATACAACCGGCCCGGTGAAACGGGCCAGAAGAAGGAGGATTAAAATGGAATCATACTTTGCAAATTGAGGATGTGGCTGGAAACGCGGAACAGGCGGAGAAAAACGTGTCATCGGCCGTTGGGAAAGTGCTAGGTATGCACGATCAAGGCCAGTCAGCCGAATCGCCCATCCCATCTAACACGCTTCTTGGCCGATTGCAAAATATCAATGGGCGTATCAGTCGCGCCCTGAATATCATTAACGACGAGGCCGCGCGCCTCTAAACCGGTACGAAATCCGTACCAGAACTTGAAGGAGAAAAATCATGTTGACTTGGTTGAATTCCCTGAATGTGGGCGGCGTTGTGGCCGTCGTGGCTGCGGTCATAGCTCTGTTGCGGGCCGTCGTGTCCCTCGTTCCGTCGCCGAAACTGGCGGCGGACATAAATCCAGTAATCGCGTTTCTCGCGGGCATAGTAGGCATGTCCGGCAAGGAGGGTGTCCAGCAAGCGGGCCCTCCGATCACAGAGTCCGGCAAAAATGGCTTCGCCCACATCCCTGCGCTTACCTGTCTGGCCATCTGCCTCCTGATTTTGGGCGGCGCGTGGCTGACGAGTTGCACCACGACGTCGACCACGAACGCGCAGGGCGTGACCACGATGGTAAAAGCCCTGGACCCGGTTGTGATCGCCGCAATTAACCAGATCGCCATCACTGATGCGACAACGGCTTTTGGACTTCTTGAGCAATACGATGCGGCGAAATCGGCGGCGCAAGAAACAGCCAACGCCGCTAACCAGCAAAATATCGAGGCGATTGCGACGGCCATTATCGACGCCGCGGAAGGCAAAACGGCTCCTGCTGCGGCGCTCAAGACGCTGCGCGCGAAATAGCCGATGTGCCATACGTACAAACGGTAACGGGACCGTCAAGGATTGATTGGTGGCCCCAGAATTTGAATCTTGGCGGCGGTCCATGCTGGCGCACTTAACAGTTCCTTAAAGCAAACACCTTCCGTGCCAGCGCCGGTCCCCTGTGCGGGACCGGGCCGCCGCCGATTAACAAAGGAAAGGAATCGTGAGAATGGAATTGAAAAACGGAATTAGTCCTTTGCCTATTGTTTTGCTTGATCGCGCCGATTGGTCCTGCTTATGTGACCATAATAATATGATCAAACAAAAATGGGACGCTTTGAAATCCGCCCACCGCGCGCTTGCCCGTCACAAACTTGGCCGCAACCCAAGCCCGCCCGAAAAGCTAGCCCGCCGCCTGCATTTGAAAAAGTATCTCTTGCGCGACGCCGCCGGACAGCCGATTCTCCCAGCGCCGCCCGATACGTTGGACCTGACGATGAACAACTGTGGACAATCGATCGCCTACGGCATGGACGGTAACGACACCCTGGGCGATTGTACCGCCGCGGGCGTCGACCACATCGTACAAACAGACTCCCTCGACTCCGGCAACACCTACACGCTGACAGATTCAGACGTGATCGCGTTCTACCGCGTGTTCAGTCCCGCCCCCGCCGACAACGGCGCCAACCTGCTCGACGTGCTCAGCTACTGGCGTTCGACGGGCATCTGCGGCCACCAAATTTCGGCCTACGTGGCCGTGGACCCCGCCAACGCCATTGAAGTCCGGCAGGCCATGTTTCTCTTCGGCGCACTATACGCGGGTGTGTCGCTGCCCGATAGCGTGTGCAACGTGGCGGACTTGCTCGCGGCGCCATGGGATGATAGCGTGACGGACCCCGCCGACCCCGACAACGG